AAAGCTTGAGCATAGGCATCACTCTGATCTTTTGTGAGTCCTATAATATTTTGTTGTTGTGTTCTTTCTAAAGTAACTTCTCTGTTGAAAAACTTTAGAGAATCGGATTTGTAACGGGCATCTTTAGCAGCAGCTTGTGCTCTAGCTTGTGCCCTTGCCCCTGCATTAGCGTCTACGCACACGGCAAAATTCAATAAATGTTAGATTGTTTGGCCCATGTTTTACCTCACGTAAAAACTTGAAGCCTAGAAACTTGAGCAGTTTTAAATGTGCTTTGTTTCTAACGTCAACTATATTCCAAAGGAGCGGCTCAGTACGGCTATCGACATACCGCTTGGCCTCTCTTGCAAATGTAATTGGATATCGGTGTATTTCTGGAGTGCAAAGCATCCATATATCACCTTCTTCTCCTACCCCGGCCATGCCAGCAGTCTTGCCGTCAGGCACTGTAAAATACACGTAGGATGGGTTGTGAGCCATGATAGAGGGTAAGAGGGCTGATGGTATCCCATGGCCTTCTTCGACCTCTCTACGGTCATCTGAGCGGAGATTAGAGGCAACCTGAGCGGCAGCCTCCAATGTAAGTGGGTGTATGTAATTAGACACGTTTATAATACTTGGGTGAATAGTCACCTTCCCAAGATACAGCACGTAATGTAGCTGGAGCTGGGTGTGACGATCGTAGTGTTACATCTACGTTTGTGTTCTTTTCGTATACAGGCACAGTCTTAATAAACTCTTCAAGGTACGGTGCATCTGAAGCATCATACTCGTCAAGTTGTGTAGACTCGTATACCTCTGTATAATTATTTTTACCTACACGTTCGAGTGTAGTTTCATATAGACCTATCTTACCAAAGTGAAACTTAATTCTATGTAATACCAATGATGAGTTTACATCAGCTCTGGAGTTGTTACCTTGTTGTCGTGTAGGATAGAATGTAGGAAACTTAACTTCGTAAGGATATATGTAACCAATAGTAAGTGTGACACCAGACCAGTTACCCGGTAAAGTAAAACTTGTACCACTTACTGTAGGTTTTGCGTATCGACCAACTCGTGTTGAGTTAGTGTTTGTGTCAATCACGACTAGATCGTGGTTAGGTGTGGTAACTGTATTCAACCAACTAACACCAGTAAAGGTAGTTATATTCGTAGTTGAGTTAAAGCTGCCGCCGCTAACAGTAGTATGATTATCCACATGTAATAAGAAGTCGACATTATCTTGTACTATGCTAGGGTCAGTCTCAGTCTGCACCAGTTTTACACTTTGTAAATAGTAATCACTATCTAAAAAGAAATATTCATCATTAATAATAAAATGATATACCAATGGATTGTTAAGCTTCCATTTGAACCATGCAGCCTGTTGTCTTTGCTCAGATACTTGGAAATATTTATAACCAAAGACATCATCTGAGCCAGTCTTACCTAACAATATTATAGAGTTTTCTCTAGAGTTTGTCAATAAGTCTATGTCTTTTGGTAGTAATGTAGGAACAACTTTGCTTACTTCTACTATGCTTGGCTCTCCTTCACGTTGTACGTTTGCCATTTCATTGAAGCGGCTAAACTTACCAGAGTTATCGACGTATGCGAGTGTCGTTCCTAAAGATATCGGGGATATAGTTTCGTTGTAGTTAAATGTAGATATACTACGTAGTTTTGCAGTATCAGGGTTGAAAACTGTATCATCTGATGCAAGTAAGAATTGTTGGTTTGTACTAAATACTACCAAACCTGTATTCATTTCTATACCATCAAACAGTTCTGAAGGAAACATGGATGCAGCAGATATATCTACAGGGTCGCTAGCAGATACAGTCAGAGCTGTTTCGTTGAAAAAGTCAGGAGTTCCTAGCGTACCCGGTCGTGATGTTATCACATTCTCACCTGACAGCAATGCTAGTCTGTTACGAAAGAATAATACTTTGTTGATACGTGCACCTACAAAAGAAGGCATAGGGTTAGTTGTATCATCACCAACTCTTCTATCCTGATATGTAAACTGCTTGACAGTAAATGTAGTTGTAGCTGTACGTTGTATAACTAACGGCATGTTCGTAAGAGTCTTAGCTATGCCACCCTTTGCACACTCAGACCAAGAACCAGATCCATCTCTGTTGTTTTGACCGTCAAAGCGAAGATAGTAGTCATCTTCATCTGACATTCTAGAGTTAGAAATCTTTACAATATATCCGTGTTTACATTGGTTAGGTAAGTTCTGTACATCATTTACAGAAGATTGAAAGCATCGCATCAAGTCTTCTTCAACAATCTCTACACTAAATGGATTAGAGCTAGATAAATATATACCTGTACCTATGTGTTTACCTGAGACACCAGACGGTAACTCAGCTATAATACCACCAATAATAGTATCAGCAGTAACAGCTGTATCAGCGTCAAAAGGTGTAGGCTCTGGTCGTATAAGACCGTCGCCATTAGAAGAAATTGTAGCATTGACTTGGGTAGATTCGTGATCTTCTACACGTATAGTATAGTTATAGTTAACAGAAGCTGAGTCTAAAGTCACGGTAACTGTATCACCAGTAACCCAACCTTCTCCACCGTGTAGCAGTACAGCTTCTCTGTTATAGCTACATCTGTAGTTATTACCACCGGGGCCATTCTGAACAGCACTGTAGTTAGGGCTGACACCTTGTTGACCTAGAGTATTGATTCTAAATATTAAGTTTTTCTTTGATCCTGAGTCTACACTAAATACTTGTGTGCCTATACCGGGGCAGTGCCCAGTACCATCAGACTCATCAAGTGTATCACTCTGTATCTTAATACGTGTAGCTCGTGTTACAGTCGTAACCGTAGCACCGTTGTTTATATTAACACCATACTGTCTACCGTTCTCTGTACGTAACAGCTCTATGAAGCCGAAGTGAGCATCTGGTGTAGCATCTGTAGTTCCCGTTGTCCCAACGAGAGTGTTAGCATTAGTAGTATCACGGTTGGTAACAAAAGTCGTATCATTGATTGTTAAGAACTGTAAGTTTTCTGGTGTGCTTGTAGCTAGATAGTTTTGTATTGCTGTCTGTCCGCCTGTGCCATAGGCTGTAGTCATCAACTGCCCATCGCTACAACGCCAGACTCTGACTTGACCATCAGCAGCTATCTGTCCAATGTAAGATCCTTCTGTCTCATCACGAAAGTAATGGAACCACGAACCTCCACTCTGTACACTCGATAGTGCGTCAGTGCCTATACGTTTAGCACCCGGTCTTTTGAACAAACCTTTAGTTAGGTCTGGTATTGCATTTGTTACCTCTGTTACCTGACCGGGAAACTTTAGCTGGTCAGGCTGTTCTGACATTCCTAGTGAGTATTGAGGGATAGTTTGTGTGATACTTGCCATTATCTTCTAAGGTTTCTCCATGGTTGATAGGTTTGATATGCACTATTATCTTCAAATCCAAACATACTGTGGTCAGCCTGATTGCACTCATACTCCATAAGAGCAGCTCTAGCAAGTGCCTCTTGTTGAGCTAGTAGTTTTACTAACTGAGGGTTTGCAACTAGCTTTGTAGCAGCAACTCTCGATGCTCTGTATGTTATATATCTTCTAAAGATAACAGGTAAGTCTTCAAATAGGTATAGTCTAACGATATCTAAAGTTAGATCATCTGTAAATACGTCTGTATGATCTATCTTGTCATATAAAAATCCAGCACGACGTACAAGATCGTGTGTACGCTTTGCTTGATTCTCGTGTAAATCCATAGACAGTATATCATTACCAATAGCTATCTTGCCATTAGCGTCTATTGCAAACTTTACATGTTTTTCTGTGTTAAAATGCCACCCCTCTGCCTGCGTGTCTACGTTAGCATCACGGAGTAGGTTGTAAATCATCGCTACTTCTGGGTTATCAAAGTTAAGAGTAGTCAATGGTGATTGTCCGATAGCCCCCAGTATACTGTTTACTGCGGATAGTTCGGTATCGAGATCAATAGTTGTGGAAGCCATATAAAAAAGGGGAGCCGAAGCTCCCGTATAAAGTATAAATTAACCAAACGCTGTTGGCTTTGTTGCTGTGCCTGCGAATAATTCAACAGCAGCAGCTGGGTTTAAGAAGTCTGCACCCATAGCTAGACGACCTAAGATTACGTCGCCTTGGTATACAACTGAAATGTCTCCAGATGTTACCTGTACTTGAGGGCCGATTGCCTCTACACAAGCAGCAGCTTCCTTCTGGAAGATAAGTCCACAAGAGTTGTTGAACTTAGCCTGCTGACCGTAGTCGTTTACGGTTACGTTGTGGTCGTCACCCATTGCTTCTTCTACGAAGGAGCCTGAGTTTCCGGGGTCTGTTACACCGGGGTTTGTAGCAGATCCAGTACCATACTTAGTACCGAAGTTGCCAAAGAAAGGAATGTTCATTGACTTGTAGATGGTGATACCAGCTATTTCAATGATGCCTTGTCCAGACTGTAAAGCGTCTCCTCTCTCGTTACGATTGATGAGTCCGTTTGACTCAACGCCCTGTATCAATTCGTAGTATTGTCTTGGGTTCAAGACGGCTACTCTTCCGTCACCAGAAATGCCTTTCTCGTCTAGTGCAGCAGCTGCATCGTAGAAAGCATTGATGAGGTTAGCAGCGTTGTAAGCATCAGATGCGTTTGTAGAAGAACCTACACGGATCTGTGTTCCACCGGGCTCAACAAAGTTAGACTTTGTGATAGGGTGTGCTTTACGAGCTGATTTTGTAATCGCTCTGAAGATCTTTCTGTCATACTTTTCTGCAAGAGCATAACCGATCTTTCTTGAGATCTCTCCTCTCAAGTCATAGTGTGCTAGTGTTTCATCTAGCTCATAAACAAAAGCTGAACTGATTAATAGGTCGTCAACTGTAATTGTTTTTTCAGCTACTGGAGGTGCTCCATCGGAGTTACCTAGTATGCTGTTTCCGGGAGTATGATACTCGGCGGATGTTCTACCTGTATAGATGAACTGAAGTGACTTACCAGAAGTAAGTGTTCTTTTCATTATAAGGTCACGGGCTATAGTGTTTCTCTGGAAGCCTTTGAACATCTCACCTGAGAACAACTTTAAATAAAGGGCTCTCCTTTGGTCAGTTGTAGAAGCTGCACCATTATTAGCACCCGGTACGGTTAAAGGAGCTAGTTGGCTAGATCCTGATTGTTGTTGTGCCATTTCTAAGAATGATATTGGTTTACGTTTCTCAGATCTGAAATTTTTTTGGCCATTTTTGTGGTCTATCCCACCGTCTAGACGGCTCAAGGTATCCAGCGTACTGGGCTCTCGCCAATGGAGATGGGAGGACTTGAACCTCCCTGTACGGCCTTAACCGATTACTCTTGTGTACTTGATGCCACGATATACGTAAGTTACAG